CCAAAGATAAAAACAGAATGTGTAAATGAAAATACCCTTAGCGTGAACCAAGGGTATTAAGTAAGGTCGGGAATCAGACTAAATGATTAGTGGACGGCTATCCACAAAGTCATAAAACCCAAAGCAAGTTCAAACCACTTGCGGATTTCTTTTATATACTTCATAATATGGAGTATTAAAGGTTAGTCTTGATCTTATCATTGCACGATGTTTAAAAAACTTAGTTTGCAGATTTATGTTTTGAGGACACAATATTTGCAAATATAGTTGAATTTTATCTTTGTTGTGTTAAAAGTTAGTTTGATACGCTGCAAAGTAAGCGTTTTGATAACTATTGCTTATATATTCGTTCCGATAATTCTAATATTATTAACCATACTATTCCTATTGAAATGGATAAAGCCATTAGAAGGCAAAAAGAAGTCCAAAGTTCAATCGTACCCACCCACTTCCAATACTTTATGGACTCAATCAGACATAGACCGATTGAACCAAGAGCCACTGTTCCCGTGGTTAACTTTTTGAGGTTATTTGAAATGATTAGTCTTTGTTTTTGATTGGTGTAACCACCTTGTTTACTAAATATAACGCCCTCAAAAGTTGCTGAATAGCTATGAATACTAATCCCCATATCGTCTGTATTAAATGGAGTGTATTCATCAATAAAGCCATCTTTAATTAATTTCTTAACAATTACTTCTAACAATTCGCAGGGAGGTATTTCTTTATCAGTAATAACATACTCAATGTAAGTTTGGTACATATCATGTACAGTATGTCTTTCAATATTCACGGTATTACTGACTATGTAGTATAAGATTCTATCCAGTTCAGTTAGTTCCGTCATTACGCATTATAATTTCCTGCAAACTTACATCAAATACCTCAAAAGGTTGCCTTATTGGATAGTCAATAAGAAGGGTAATAATTGAAATAAATAACGTATTTTTGTAATGTGGAAATCAACTACGACATACTTTTAGAATACACATACATCACTTCATTTGACATAGTGTCATTCTTTAGTAATGCACTAGACTTTCTAAATGGCGATTACCAAACCATAGTAGCCTACTATTCCGGCACAATAACAAGTATCACAAGTGAGCCTTTCACCAACTTTGCACTCCTTAAACAGCAAAGGAATGCTGCTTTTGAAAACTTTAATTCCCATAAGAACAAGTTGAATAATCTAAAATGGTTCCTTCTTCTTGAAAAAATGGAGGATATAGATAGTAGACTGAATACACTTGACAATATCAATAAGTGGTCACGATCATCAATATCAAAGGTTGGCTATGATCCATCTTTCCAGTTTGGTTATACACTTAAACAGAATCAGAGTTTAGAGAACGTATCTCAGAGTGTACTTGGTAGTAACAATGCAGAGGATGATTGGGTTCAAATAGCACTTGATAATGACCTTGCTGAGGAGGATTATTCACCAGAGGGAGGTACGTTTATGACCCTGAAACTGAACAGGGCAAATGGGTTTAATTACAAGATAAATTCAGTTGTTGATGTGATACAGGGGAAGAGTATTTTGGGTAAAGACCTGGACAATGTTTTTGGTTTCGATACAGTAAATAATGACCTGAAAGTTCTGTCTCCAGATGATACAATATTGCAGGCTGCATACAACCTCATCACCTTGAAGAAGAATGATATTAGTAGTGCAAGAAACTTGGGATTACAAACCAGTGTAGCGGTAGGAACTAATAGAGCTTTGTTGAATTTCCCTGTAATTATGCGTCAAATGAATTCCACCTTTGCATCAGATGATTCAATGAAAGAATTTTCGATTAGCAAAGTAGGTTTGGATCAGGACAATGTTACAATAACGTGGCAGGTGAAAAGTAGGTTGGGTGAAGTAATTGCCAACGAAACTACGCCTGTGTAAAAATAATTCGTAAAAAATTTGGAAAGTAAACGAAACATTTACTATCTTTGTTTTCACAATTAAGTAGTATTTATTGTTAACGGTAAAAACAAATTTTATGCCAACACAAAACAAGGGAAGCACCCAAAAATGCACAAGTGAACGTACCACTAATGTACGAAACCATTATATAAAATATTAACGCTCCGGCTCAGGTTCAATCCAATAGTGATTGACAAAAAACTATAAGTTACTTGTAGTTAACTCAAAAATCTCATATTATGAGAAACAAAGCTCCACCCCAAAAGGGTTAAATTAAAATGAATATTGGATCATAATGATAATAGGATTTTGTAAAAAGCCACTCAGAAATGGGTGGCTTTATTTATTATGTAAAAACGTAATACAAACAATAAATTAGCTATCTTTGCAATACAATATAAGTAAAGCAAATGTCATTAAACATACGACCATCTACATCAATAGAAAGGAAACTAATTTTCCTTGAGGCATTATTAAATGGCACATCCAAGGTCTCTAAGGTTGGTGCAGGAAGTGTTCTTGATGGTATAGCGGATGGGATAGCAAAAGTGGCGGGAAAGGCAGAGAAGGATATAATGCTTGCTGTATCGCAATTGTTCCCCGATTCAGCGTTCTCAACACAGCTTGACGAATGTGCAACGAACTTTGGTATTGCTTCAAGATTAGGCGCATTAGGAAGCTCCACCTATGTCCGTTTAACCGCTGCACCTGGAACAGTTTACCTTGCCTCAACTCATATTCCATCATCCACAGACGGAATAACATTCTCACTTGCAAACGACATAACAATAGGGGCATTGGGATTTGCATACTGCTTAGTGGACAGTGTATCTACTGGTAGCAATACAAATGTTGACCCACTTACCATATCAAAAATATCTCCGGCACCAGCAGGACACATAAACATAGTAAACGAATACAAAGCAACTGGTGGGCAGGATGTAGAAGAAGATGATTTATTCAGGGTAAGAATAAAAGAGGGGGCAAATATACTGGCAAGGGGAACGTTATCAATGTTGGAGCAATTATTCATTGCTTTGAATAACAAGGTTCTAAAATTATTCCATCAGGGAACATCGGACAATGGAAACGTAGTAATAACGGTAGCAACGGTAAACGGCTCAACATTATCTCCAACTGAATTAAGTGACTTACTTATTGGTGCATCTACATTCTTCTCCTTGACTGAATACAGACCATTTGGCAGCACTTACTATGGCATAGAATTACGCAATGTAGAATATCAACCAATAGACATTTCATTTAGATGTGCATTGGCAGATGGAGCAGACCCCGACCAAGTAAGAAAGGATATTCAAGTGGCAATATCAAAATACCTTGACTTCAGATATTTCGATGCTTCAAGGGATGCAGTGAATTGGATAAGTCTTTATGAAATAGTAAAAAACACAAACGGAATTGAAACATTGCCGGATCAATATTTTTATCCAAGAATTGATATTGGCATTTCAACTTATTTGCTTCCAAGAATGCGTTCATTCCTAATGCTTGATATGTCGGGAGCAGTTATATCGAACCTCAGCGGAACTATTTCTCCAGTGTACTACCCATCGGTGGTTGATGCAAGCTATATGGCAACTGTGTTGGGGATGTAAAATAAAGGGAAACAATTAGGGAAATAAAAGTAACTTTGTATAAAATCAATATTTATGAAAAGTACAGTTGTAGAGGTTGAATGTATCTCCAAAAAACATTCCCATCAGTGGGGGCAAACTGCCAATCCACTTGAACATGAAATTGAATTTGCTGTTCCGTATGACCAGAACAGTGTTTTCTTTAAAATGAGTGGCGGCACAAATTTCACATTGAAGACGATCAACCAAGAAGCCGCTGAAATGTTTGTGGTTGGTAGTAAGTTCAAAATGGAAATATCTCCAGTGGAAGCCAATTAATTTGGCTATTGTATTAAAACAAAAATAGTGTAACCAATGCTGATAAAGCGCAACGAAAGAGATACAGATTTTCCAGCATTTCTAAGTATCACTAATGCCAAATATAGTACGGGCATTTCGTCAATCGCTTCACTATTTTTTAAATTGAATCAATGTCAACAATAACAACATCACCCACTATACGCACTGAGGGCAATACCCTTTTCTTAAAATGTTCACCTGCTATTGGTGTGCTATCATTGCTCTCATTCACAGACGATGCAACAGGGGAAAGTGGAGGCGTAGTGTTCAATAGGTCATTCCGTTATTCAAGGAACGGAGTAACTTTCACAGACTGGCAACCGCTAACCACACCATACATATCAGCAGCTACGTTTGATGTCACAGACACCCTTTGTATAGAGCTTGCGTTTGAAAAGGTACAACCATTAGGCGAAGACCTATTGCACGTAACCTCGGCCACAATAGGCACAACAGAAGCAGCATTTACAGAGGGAGAGTATTTCAGAGGTTCAATATTTTATCAATTTTTCCAGTCAAATAATCCCGATGCACTTCGATGGTACGTTTCCGTTCTTCAAAAACTTTATGAACAAGGAACATTGCCGCCCTTTATAAGTAGAAAAAATGAAGCAGGTTTGCCGGATGATTTTGTAGACTACTGGAAGGCAATATGTAAGTTTTTCAGCTACCTTGTAAATTATGCCAGAGCATATCAGAACTTCAATCAAGATGTTTATTTAACTGCTGAGTACCTGAAACAAAGGGGATTGACTACCCACATAGCAAATACCCTGGAGCAGCTAAACGCCTTAATGAATGCCTACTACCATGAGATAGCAAAAAGAGGCACTATTGACATAATAAAGAATCAAACTGATCCAGATGAAATAAATGGAGAATTGTTGAGACTACTTTACTATGTAGTTACGGATGAATTTCTATTCAACCTATATAAACCAGAACACTTTGGATTTTGCCTTGGTACAAGTTCACCACTTTATAGGGGTCTATATTTGAATGACAATATCAATAAGTCATACGAACAGGGGTTCGATATTTTAGACCTTACCAAGTACCCTACGATTGGAACCGTGGCAATAGCATCTGATGAAGGTCACTCAACAATGTCATTGTCTGCTTCTGGAATAGGTGACAGTGGCATTTCACCGAATGGAGGGTTAAAATACATTAAGATTGATTCGGGAATTGATTATGAGGTATCTTTCTTAATAAAGAAAAGTAATGGAACAGAACCATTTGCAAACTATCTAAATTTCTCTTGCACCCCATACGACAAGGATGATAATCCACTCACTTGTATCAGCGTATTTGATGGGTCGGCAACAAATAATTTTCTTGTTAATTCAATGCTTGTAAGAGATGATTATTACATTCTTGTAAGAGGAGTAATCTATAACAACACAATGGTTCCAGCATTGGGAAGGACAATGGAATTAAACCAAGGTACTGATCTTATATTGCCTGTAACTGCAACAAAAATAATCCCCACCATAACGATAACAGCAGGCACCGCAAACATTTATGCAATACGTATAATGCCGCTTGCCACACCTTACTCAAGGGGAGGATTGCAGGTGAGTAATTTTATTAGTGTGTGGATGAAAAACAATAATGGGCATAACACATTTCATCAGACAGAAGAATTTATAAAGGAGAAGCTAATACCGTACAATGCGCAGTTGGGAGCAATCAATATAAACGACAATTACGGAGTAACGTCACTGCCAGCAGCACTTACTTTGGAAACGTTATTGTATCCATTGATGAAGGCTGCATCTACATCAGCGACATTACCTGCAACGTCCGGTTTTTACAAATATAGCTTTGAGTACAGTTCAGCATTTATAAACGTTTATGATCTGGTAGAAAATTATCTATCAAATAATGGTGTTTATTACCAATCAATAAGCGATATAATTGTTGGAGGCACGACATCTTATTTTGGATCAGTGGTTGGCTTATCAATGACAGATAAAGTAATTCCATATCAGCTACCATACACAGCAGAGGGGGAAATGTTAGTGTGGAGTGATCTTACGACAGCAGTTAATACAGCTACTTTTAAAGATGTAGAGGCAAATAGAGCGTACACAGCACCACTTATAAGATTGAATGCAACAACCAATACGGTAGATGATTACATGCTTGCAAACATCCTTGTTGAGTTGGTATCATCCACACCGGAAATGGCAGTGATAAGGCTTACAAGAAGTCATCCAACGCCAGCATCCACATTGTTTGGGCAGCAGGCAATGACATGGTTGAATGATGCTGTAGGTGGTACACCAGACCCATTAGACCCAACAAATCCAGATAAGACAATACTTATACTGTCAGCAGGCACCTACACCTTTGGGGTAAAAACAATTTACACCGGATCAACAGGTTTAGGTTTCACATTCCCAATGCCAAGTGCATTTACAATGGTAGTGAGTGTGGGGTAATATTTTAGTGAAAATCGTGTACTAAAAATCGAAAGGAAAGAGCATGAGAAAGATAGCAATAGATGATTTTCATATCAGCGCAGCCAGACCATACATATTTTTTTTGGCAGTTAGAAGTACAGCTTTATAACTTTAAAAGACTCGGAATAGACCTGTCAAAAGTGCATCAGGTTTTCCTTTCACAAGTACCGATGAGTGAAGAATATAAAGCGTATAAGGCGGCTCATCCTGAAGTGAATATTCATTTTTATCATGATTCAAGAAAAAGCAAGGGCTACATTCCAAGCCAACGTCCAAATGCACTGAAGCAATATTTTGCTGAATTCCCTCATCTTGAGAATGAGCGTATCTTCTATCACGATAGTGATATTATATTTCGTGAATTGCCTGACTTCGATAAATTGACAGATGAGAATACATGGTACTTATCGGATACAAATAGTTACCTAAACGCTGATTACATAAAGAGCAAGGGAGATACTTTGTTGTCGGAAATGGCAAATATTGTTGGAGTATCGGTTGAGAAAATAGAAGCAATAAATAAAGATAGTGGAGGGGCGCAATACCTATTTAATTCGGGCATTAATGCTTTGTTTTGGGCTAAGATGGAAGAGGACTGTGAAACACTATACTCTTTCCTGGAAAATGCAATTCCGCGACTAACTAAGGAGTTTGCAAAGAAAACAGGACAATCAGAAGGTAGCTACCATCCCTTACAAAATTGGACGGTTGATATGTGGTGCCTATTGTGGGGTGGGTTGATAATAGGAAAAAAAATGAAAGTAGTGCCAGAATTTAACTTCTCTTGGGCTACTGGAAGTAAGAAAGACTACGAATCTGCACCTATTTTTCATAATGCTGGAGTGACAGGGAACGAAGCAAATAGATTATTCTACAAGGGTGCATATATCAATAAATCGCCATTTGGAGAGGATTTTAGTTTTGTGGATAAGGATAGTGCAAGTGCAATGTATGTGAAGGAAATTGAGAATTGTCACAAAAACTTACTTTGTAGTTAAATATATTTATCTTTGTTTAATATAAAATTATTAAGAAAATGAAAATTAATTTTGTCCCCGACTTATTTTTGAATACAATTGAGATGTCATTTCTAAGAGATGGTATTGATAAAATGGGTTGGCGCAAAGCCTTCTTGAATAATAGTACCAGCTTCGGACTCATCAAGAACCCAAATATAGACCCGCTGTTCACAAATGGGTTAGTTTCGAGAGATACTGATACAGGTGGCGGTGGTAAGACACTCAAGATAAATCCACTAGCAGCAGTAGATTCGGCTGGAAATCTCATTACTTCTGAGAATACAGTCAATCAAATACCCATTGACGATGATGGAAATTGGCACTGGATGATGGTTTCATACGTTGATACCCCTATTCATGCTGGAACAGTTTCCATAGATGTTGCAGGCAATTTATCAGGTGTCGGCACAGATTTTACCAAAACATTGATGGGTGGGAATTTCCCATCTAAAATAAGACTGGTGAACTCTATAAACAATGTGCTTCAGTATCAAGTGCTTTCTGTTATTTCACCAACATCAGCAATACTTAGGAATCCCGCTGCAACAAGCGGTGGTGTTGCTGAATTCGCAGCAGAATCAGTAGGTATAGGTGGCGCACTTCTTCAGTATTCAAGCGTAGGAACATTCACTCCAAATGTGGCGATCCCTAGTATTAACCAGTACCCGATGCGTTATGATTCCATGACGTATCAATTGTTACCAGAGTCAACACTTAACGAAAAACCAGCACCATACACAATTGGTCAAAACTTCTACATAGCAAGATGCAAGGTAAGTGGATCAGACGTGATCGTGCAGGACAAAAGAAATGAGTTTTGGGAAAGTATTGCAACAACTGAAATTCATGATATTGATAGGGCAGACAACCCATTGATAGGTGTTGAAAGTGTGATGTTCCCAATAACTCCATTTAATCCTGGAGATAAGTCAATTGTAAATATCGGATTCGGATTTAGAAGTTCAAACTGGTCATTAAATACAAGCTCACATGTACTTACACTTGCATCAGGCGTAGGCGGCATGTGGAAATCAGTCGCAGACTTTACAGATGGCTCATTGGATGGATTTAGGGTATATGTGGGTGGCAATGGTACATACAGCATTGTAACATCTTCTGTAGCATCAGGAGGTGCGATAAACCTCACTCTTGATGTATTGGATGTTGATAATTATAGTACAGATGGTGGCACCACATTTATTGCAATGGAAGTTACGGTAGTCCCCAACTGTGATTCCGTGGAAATCTTAGCCACAGCAGACGCTACAGACAACGTACCATCAGTAACACAATCCTTTATATTCGATGTAATGTCAGGTGTAGGGAGAATGGAGCTTGAAGTGTATAAGGCAACAGCAGTAGGTTACAACGTGCAGTATCGTTATAAAAAGACACAATCATTTACCGGATACCAGCCTATTCCCTCAGACAATACACATGGTTATCTAACAGAAGCAGCATTCAACAACAATGGTGTTTTAACTGGCAGCACACGACAGCTATATACCAGTGATCCGGTTAATGGGTTTATTGTTTTGCAGCCAAATCCAAATAGTTATTCAAATACGATTGGCACCATCTACAAAGGTGATACGATCGGTGTAAATAATATTGCCAATATTGCTGCTTCTTCGGCATATACCTTACAAGTCAATGTTAGCAAGAACTACCAGCTCCTTGTTGGTGTACAGACACTAACGGCTGACGTTGTGTATACTTTATCAACGTTGGGTGCAGTGGAGGGTAACGAGTTCCGCTATCATATAAATTGCTCTACGCTCACAATGAACGGGCATCAAATCTACTTTAAGCAGGGTTCCACTATTATCGCTCAATTGGGGCAAGGGGCAGCTTGGCAGATGGCGAATATTGATGGGGGCATTATCCTTGATTTCAAATTTGATTCGTTAGGTGTGTGGCGTGTTTCCCAAAATTTCGATCTTGGAAGACCAGCGGAAATAGTCACCCTTGATGGAGTTATTTCTGATATGTTCGATGTGTCTGGTGGGGTGAACAATGCTCTTGGTAAAGTAAAGGGATTATATGGATATTCTCTTTGTAATCACTCAGCAACTGTGTTGGGTGTTTCAGTTCCGAATCTAGGATTTAGATTTCTCCTCGGTGAGGGTAGTGACGGTACGAATACAGCGGCAGCAGGGGATATAGGTGGTTCTATGGATTTGGTTCTTGCAGCAAATCAGTTGCCAGCGCACCAGCATCCAATCACCGACCCAACCCACACACACACTTCAGTTGCACATAATCACGGACTAACAAATATTACTGAGAGTGCTGCTCAAAATGGTGCTGATGACCACAGACTAAGAGAAACACCGATTTCAGGGGCTATTCCATCAACCTTACTTACAGATAATGCAACTGTTGTCATAAACAGTGCTGCAACTGGAATAACACATACAGATGATAATACACCAAGTGGCACTGCAATTGACATTACCAACCAATATTATTGTGTTATTTACGCTAAAAAGCTATTCTAATAATAAAATATTTGGAAATCAAAAGTAAATTCACATATCTTTACATTGTAAGTGTAAAACAAAACTTACTTTTGTGAAAATTTAAAATCGAATTTTATGAAAAAAATACTTCTGTCACTGTGTACGATTTCAATGTTATTTGCTTCATGCAAGAAAAACAACAATAACAATATATCAGCAACAAGAACGTTTAATGGTACTGCATTTAATACCATAAACATGATTGCCACAACCACTGTAAATTCAAACAATGAATCGGTTGCAGTTACGATAACGTATGCAAACGATGATGGCTCAACATACAGAGATACAGTTAAGGTATTCGATATAAATGGAGTTATGCAATTATCTTCTGTAAACACAAGAACAAAGGGATCAGTGAACAATCTTAATTTTGCAGGATTACCCAAAGACAAAAGCTACACCTGCATGTTTATTCGCAATGGGAATGCATCATATCCCGACACCCTAATAACAATATCCGGCAACTAACTACTCTTGAAAATAAAAGTAGCAACAGACCACCTCTAATCAGGTGGTTTTTTATTTGTATATTTGCAATATGATTTTACTTTATTCAGGAGCCAATTCCAGCGACACCGACCAGATGAACCCTTCCCAATCACTTGGCGGTTTCGTGTCTTCTACAACCATCTCTAATGGTCTTATCAACAATATTTTTTCTACTGTCAGTAAATCAGTCGTTGTAGGAAATAAGAGGGAGACTTACTTGGTAGTCCTAAAAAATACAACTGGTGCCACAGTTTACAATGTCCAGGTATGGATTGACAACACAGTTGAGAACAATCATAGCTCACTAAAATTAGCAGCGGTATCAGCGGCTTTGGATGGTTGCAGTAACCCTTACTTTGAGCAAATTTCCTCTTCTGATGCTATCCCTTATCAGTGTGTTCTTGAAAGTGCGAACGGGCAAGGTAACGCCATAGATGTCGGTCAGATAGCTAACGGAGATTGCGTTGGTATTTGGATGAGCCGTACCATCACACTTGAAGATTTCCCCACAGCGAATGGTGCCACTAAGGGAACATCTCAAGCAGCTATTGATGCATTGACCGCTTCAATAGCCAATCCGATTACTATTGACAATTCCAACTTAGTTATTAACTTTGACACTACAACCACTACAACGACTACAGTTGCACCAACAACCACAACGACAACCTTACCATAATTGTTACGTTAATTGTTACGAAATTAATAATGGTGTCTGAAACGCTTGCTGGTGGCTGTGATAATAAAAAGCTCAAATCCAATCCGGGTCAATAGGGTAAAAATGAAAGGATGTTCTTTGTTTATATAATATGAAGTGAAGTGAATGGGGCATGTCGAAATGCCTTTAAGAATTCTCCAATTTTCATAGTAACTGTATAAATATTTGATAAATACTACCCAATTAGTTTTGTAGTTTGGTACAACTACCTATCTTTGCGGTAGAACTTCAAAACAAAAGTAATAATTAGATACTACTATCCAAATTACCAGTTTGTTATTGATTTGTAAGTGTAGTCATATAAGTAAAAATCGCTTCAGTATATGTCCTTAGTATCAAAAGAGTATGAGCTTCTTATTAAAGAAATAAAATTACAGGGAAATAAGATAGATAATCTTGAGAGATTGGTTAAAAAGCTGGTCAAGGGTGAAGTAGCTGAAAAAGATGTCATATTAACTACCCAACAGTTCATTGAGAAAGAGGAAATTTCAAAGAGACAAATGTATTATATATTTCAAAATAATCCTGAAATCAAGAATAAGGTTGCTGGATTTGGAACCCTTGTCAATTACACAAAATATCTGAAGATCAAAAAATAATCAACTCACACAATAAATAAGCACACATGTTACAATCGAACACATTTAGGACAGTAGACAACATTGTTTTTCTTGACAAGGACAAAAGGGTAATGTCATTTCAGAAGTTCCCAATCCCATTGCTGGAAAGTGAGGTGAAGCCGGAAGAGCTTTATGGTGAGAAATTCACAAAAGCGATAGTGCAGTATAGCAATGGTGGGGCATATATGTATGTGCCGACTAAAAAAATAAAACATGCTGCTTAACCTTGATGATTTGTTTTTTTTCTTCAACTACTTCTACAACAAAGTTTACAGTAGTCCAGGATTAAAGCTATCAAGATCACCAGCCAACATAAAGTGTGCTGAAACATTCCTTGAAATTGTAAATAAGGAGTATGGGAATACGGTAAGCAAAGAGTTCTTGTATACTTATTGTTTGTTCCAGTTTAATTATTGGGATCGGTTGGAATTAAAAGGTACAAGCACTTACAATAATACAATCCAGTTGTCATTCATATTCGGTAAAAAGGCGTTTGACAGATACAAAAAAAGAGACAATAGCTATGACTGGCAACTGGATTCTCTTCCAATAATAAAAAAATATGGTCTTAGGAAGTCAGACCTGATTGAGCAGCTTTTCACGAAGCAAAAAATCGCAGTAAAAAAGGGCATAGATACTGAAGCTCCATTCAAATTAGCGTTCTTCAATACTCTTGAAGGATTCAATACTTGCAAGGATTATTCAACACTCTTTAATCACAAGAGCAGTATTTGTGGTGATTGTCTCTTCAAAGATAATTGCAAGAAATTTTTGAAAACAACATACCCTACCCTGTATATGGATAGAGGGTACAAATAATATTATTAATGGCAGATTTTAAAACGCTTTCGGCTGACTTTATAGCTGAACTGGTAAAGGCTTGCCTTGTTGATAGCAAGATTTTGAATATCTGCAAACAGCATCTTAAATACCAGTTCTTAGAAAATGAGGCGCAAAAAAAGGTACTGAAATATATACTTGATTTCAATGAGGTAAACCTTAATCAGGTGCCTACAGTTGGGATGATCGGTCAGGTATTTGGAACTGATAAAGATGCACTCAAATTTTTGAAAGTTGTAAAGGGTGCAGATGTAACGAACCAAGTAAAGGACAGCTTATTAGGTACGCTTGAGGACTGGTTAAAGAAGAGGAGATTAATAATACTTCACCAGGATAAGTTTCCTGAACTATTCAATGGTGGAAAAGCAGATGAGGCAATGGAATTACTGGCAAGTGAATCTGCTGCGATAGTGAATTTCAAGTTAAGGGATGAATACTATGCAACAGTGTTTGAGGACTTCAACACCAGGCAGGAAGAAAGGAGAAAGAAAGACAAGAACAGTTCTTTTAAATCAAAGTGTCCATCCGGCATACATGAGTTTGATGATATTCTTTATGGTGGATTTAGTAAGGGTACAAGTTTCTGTGGTCTTGCAAGATCGGGTGCTGGTAAAACAACGTGCCTTAGATGGACAGCAATAGCCAATGCAAGGATCGGTAAGCGTGTCGTGGTATTTCATGGTGAAGGAACGGAGGATGAGCATTATGAGGCGTATGATGCAGCCTGGACAGGTACATCATTAAGGGACATTGAGTTTGGGGAAATATCAATAGAAAATGAAGGGAAAATAAACAAGGCAAGGAACTTCATTCTTGAGGGTGGTGGTGAGATCATAATCGTTTGTACTGAATCATTTGATAGCATGTCAATAGATGATTGCTACGATACATTGAACGACATAACAAAGACAAAGGGGCATGTGGATATGGCATTGTTTGACTACCTGGAGTTATTTACATCAAGGGGTAAGTACAGCAATACAGAGGCAGGGGAAAGGAAGAGAAGGGCTGATATAGCTAATAAGATTGTGAATATAGCAACTGATAAGGTTCTTGGTGGGATGGTTACTGGTACTATGACTCAGGCAAACGATATTAAGCCGGATAAGTGGAACAATCCAGAGTATAATTTGACAAGATCGGACATATCGGAGTATAAGGCAGCGATTAACCCATTCTCATATTTCTTCACTTTTAATCAGACCAGTGATGAGCGAAAGAATAAGATAATGAGAATATATATCGACAAGCTCAGGAAATATTTTTCTGGACAAACAATAAGGATTTATCAGGCAATGGAGATGAGTCGTTTTTATGATGCCTCAGAGACGCTGAAAAATTTCTACTCAAAGACATAATTTATGAAAACACGTTTACTGGAATTGTTTGCGGGAAGCAGGTCAATAGGAAGAGCAGCAGATAAGTTAAATGAAGAGGGCAATGATGTTGAAGTATTTTCCTCTGACATTAATGAATTTGAGGGTATAGACTATGTGACAGACATACTTCAATTTGACTATGCAAAGGTTCCATTTATACCCAATGCAGTATGGCTTAGCCCTCCATGTACGGGATTCAGTGTAGCTGCTTTGGGACATCACTGGACTGGAGGTAAGAACGCATATATACCTAAGACCGAAACTGCAAAATTAGGTATCGTGTTAGCTAAGAAATGTCTTGAGATAATAGAATACTATCTCACTTTAAATCCTGATATGGTTTGGTTCATTGAGAATCCAAGAGGTCTTTTAAGGAAAATGCCTTTCATGGAGGGTTTACAGCGGCACACAATAACCTATTGTCAGTATGGTGAAAACAGAATGAAGCCTACAGACATATGGACTAACAGTAAAACGTGGATTCCAAGGAAGATGTGTAAGAATGGTGACAATTGTCATGAGGCTGCACCAAGGGGAAGTAAAACAGGTACTCAGGGGTTGGCTAATGCTTATGAAAGAGCAAAGTTGCCAGAAGAATTGTGTTTGGAAATTTTAAAATCGTGTATTGAATAATGAAGTTATCTCTTGAAAAACTGAAAGAGCTATTCCCTACAGGTAGATTGGATCACAGAAAGACAAACTGGATCACCAATTGTCCTGAGTGTGGAGAAAGAGAGTTTAGTATTTCAATAGAAGAGAATCATTTGAATGGTTGTTTTCGTGGAAAATGTGGCTACAAAGGCAACATCTTCACCTTGATGAAAAAGATAGGAAGGGTAGATATTCTTATCAATAAGGACATCAAGTTTGACAAAATTGAAAAAATAAAACTGTATAGAGATGATGTACTTCTTAATCTTGAACTACCCGACATATCCTTGCCAATGGGTTGGAAACAAATCCACAGTGACCCATATCTGGACTCAAGAAATTTCACTGAGTATGATAAATACAAGGTGGGAATTACCAACATCCACCCAAAGTTAGCAAAGGACTTTGTAGTGTTTTTGATTGAGGAGGAGGGTAAGTTGAAGGGCTACATCAGCCGGAACAGAAAAGGTAAGGAAGAGCTTGAAGCGATAAACAAATTCTACAAGCTCAAGGGAATGCAAAAGCAGGAGTACCGATATGTCAACTCCCCTACTGATTTTGGAAAGTTGGTTTTTGGATTGGATGAGATCACAGAAAAGACCACGACATTAATAATTGTGGAAGGAATTTTCGACAAATTCAGGATTGACCATCTTTTGAATTTGCATCATCAGGAAGAGGTGGTTTGTGTGGCAACATTTAAGTGTGCAGTATCTCCAGAGCAGATATTCAAGATTACGCAAAAGGGGGTAAATATTGAAACAACAATACTTCTATATGACTCTGATGTAATAGATGAAATAAAGAAAACAGCATTTGAATTGAGGAACTATATGGGTAATGTGTTGATTGGTTTTGCAAATAGCGGTAACGACCCTGGCTCCTTCACTGAAGAAGATTTGGAACAAGTGTTCAGCACACTTGATACCCCAACTAACTTTAGTGTAAATAAAATAAATTTAAAGAAACTTAAAATATAAAATACTTATCTTTGTATGGAAACAATTGAATTTGATATGGAAATAAGAAAAGAGAAGTCAAGGAATCAAGGTGTATATGGTTTTTTTGAAGCATTGCAGGCAGAATGGATAGTAGCTGATTTACGCTTGAGATTGTACCCAAAAACAAAGGATAAGGACTATTGGAAAAAGGTAAGAGATGGTAAGAAAATAACCATCGAAGAAATATCTGAAAAGAATAGCCTACCAACAATATTCACAGATGCAGCGGTAAAAGCTGATTATGAAAGTCGTGTATTCAGGAAGCAGTCATATCCGAATTTCCACTACAAAGATGAAAATAATCGGATGGCACAGGAATTCCATGACCTTACCCACTACTATGCAAAAGACAGTGATGTTCGTTGTGAAATAGAGGGCGCAACAAAGGTTGGCAAGGTAAAGGCGTTCAATCCCCTGCATGATAAGTGTGTTACCGTGATTATCTCTGGAGCAGAGGTTAAGGTGTTGGTGGAACATGTAACAAGAATTCTTTAATAAAGTAACTTTTTAATCGGGTAATTCCAATCGTTTATGAGAATATACATATCTGGAAAGATAACTGGCCTTGATCTGAAGGAAGCTGAGGCTAAATTCAAAGAAGCAGAAATTAAGCTAAGGGATGCTGGTCACGAACCAGTTAATCCATGTGAGATACTTCCTTATCACCCTGACCACAAATGGGAGGATTATTTGATTGAGGACATCAAAGCAATATTTACCTGTGACGGAATACTTATGCTTGATAACTGGCAAACAAGCAAGGGTGCAAAAATGGAAAAGGCTGTAGCTGAAGCCTATGGATTACCAGTATTTTATTGTCAAACACATAATCTGTTTTAATTATGATAATTGGTTTAAGTTCTCGAATTGGAGGAGGAAAGGATACTGTAGCTAAAATGATTCAGTATTATTTTGCTACAAATTTTTGTATAAAGGAAAAAATAAGGACACCTTTTTCACTTAATGATTTACTATTAAATAATCAAGGACAAATGTGTTTTTTACCAACTAAAAATGCAAATTTTTCTTATGATTTTTTGCAGATAGGAGGTAATTGGAAAATAAAAAAGTACGCTGGAACGCTCAAAGCCATTGCATCTATTATGACTGGAATTCCAGTTGAGAAATTTGAAGATCAAGATTTCAAGAAAACATACTTAGGTAAAGAATGGAATGTCTATAAACTTTATCATGAAGCTCTTAATTATGAAGAGGAGAAAATGACGGTTCGTGAGTTCCTTCAGAGACTTGGAACAGATGCAGTTAGAAAAGGTCTTCACGATAATGCATGGGTAAACTCACTATTTGCGACCTATAAGGATGGTGACAACTGGCTTGTGAGTGACATGAGGTTCCCGAATGAATTTGACGGAATTAAAGAAAGAGGTGGTATAACTGTAAGAATAGTTAGAGGTGATATAGAATTAAATGATCCCACATTACACACATCAGAAACAGCACTTGATAGTCATTTTATAAATGGCAAATTCGACTACACCATACAAAACAACGGCACACTTGAAGACCTTGAAAAAGAGGTTATAAAGATGCTCAACCACTTCAACTTAATCTAATGAAACTACTCTTTCAACCACCAAACTCATCTTCTTGTGGGCAACATTGTGTTGCTATGATAGCTAATAAATCTATTGAAGAAGTGATTGAGGTTTTTGGACATAAACATTGCACAAATACTAGGCAGATTAAAAATGCACTTGATAGATTTAACTATTCTACATCACCAAAGTTGGTGAGATTAAAAAATGAAACAAAGCTACCTCCATTATGCATATTAAAAGTTAAATGGAAATCAAAAGGATCGCATTGGATTGTAGTGGAAGATAACTATGTGCATGATCCCATTTACGGGGCTTTTGAATACAAGAAAGAAACTTTTGAATATTTGGAAGGAAGAGTTACTTCATTTATGGAAATTAGAAACAACAGTCACATTAATAATTCAGGAAATTTTTCTGGATTTATGTAAAAACAAAAACACAAATGGACATACAATCGTGGATTTTAGAATCGCTTCTTGATGCAACAGTTAATGACAAAGTAGTAACTGTAAATGGAATAGGAAACTTCGTAATAGTAGAGGAAAAGTATTTCATTTTAGAGAATGATAGATCGGTAGAAGTAACCCAAAGCTACTTTGAGCAATTCCAGGGAACCAAAACAGAAAGACTCTTTGATGATAAATTTCAGTTGATCCTTAATCAGGATGAAGTTGACATTGTATCTGATGAGGTACATGATATAAAATACTTCCTATTCAATTTCGGGGAACGCTGGTACTACTGTGATGATTTTGAAAATCCGGCTCTCAATGAATTCAAATATTTAGGTGCTGCAAGAAAAGAGCTTGATATGGAATTCCCATTCTTGGGTATACATGGAGGTTATGATCTTTGCAATGGTTCCAGATTGTATAAGGATTGGTGCAAGAAGGCAAAGTTCTTGGGAATAAAGACACTTGGAATTGCTGAAGACAACACCTTAGCAGGCACACTTGACTTTCAGAATTCTTGTAAAGATGCCGGAATAAAGAGTATAATTGGCGAAACGGTAACAGTAAAAGGGAAAAGTATCTATGCGCTCAAGTTATACTGCCTTAACGAAGTTGGCTGGAAAAACTTGTTAAGAATAAATGCAGAAATCAACGTTCACAATAATGGCTTTGTTACTGAAGAAAAATTGGCAGATTTGGGAGAAGGATTAAGCTGTGTAGTTTCTCCTGAATCACTATCATCAATACTTATAAAAGGGTTAGAGTATTGGAGTGAAGTGTTTGATGGTGTTGCTTATCAATTCGACCTGTCAGAATGGGATAATCAGGACAGAGATAAGAAATGGTGTGATTTGATAAAAGACTATCTTGAAAATCACATAAACGACATCCCACCGATACTAATTTACGATGCCTATTATCTTGATAAGGCTGATGCTCCAATTCGCAGGCTACTCAATAAGATTGGTGATGTAAAATTCAAATACAATTCTAAAAATCAGTGGTTCAAATCCCTTGATGAAATATTCGCAGAGCAAAGTGAATTATTTGGAGATGAGGATAGCAGATTGTTTGAGATAATTGAGCAGGGTACTAATAATTTAAATAGGCTTTGCGACAAAGTTGATTTTAAAATAGAGGTAGGTGTTCCAAAATTACCTCAGTATGTAATGACTGATGATGAAAAGTTACTTTACTCAAATAATGAGGAATTGTTTTTAGGACTCATACAAAAAGGACTTGAAGAAAAAGTAATTGCAAAAGGACTTGATCTTGATCTATACATAGCAAGGATTGAGGAGGAATTTGGTATCATAAAAGAAGGTGGTATAATATCTTATTTCCTTATCCTTTACGACATAATTAACTGGTGTAAGACACAGGATATATGGGTGGGTATAGGTCGTGGATCGGCTGCTGGTAGCGCAATCAGTTGGCTTATAGGGGTTACTCAGGTAAATCCACTTGAATACGACTTGATTTTTTCCCGATTCATAAATTCTGGAAGATTGTTTAAAAAAGAGAAGGAAGATTATGTGGTTGTAAACGACAAAATATCCTATAGGATAACTGATAAGGTAAAAATAAAAAGATCGGGTAAAGAAATAATAGTGCAGGCTAACGAAATATCGAATGGAGATGTGATTTGTGAAAAAATGCGCTAAGTGTAAAAAAGAGAAAGATGAATTTAATTTTCATAAGCAGTCAAGGTCTTTGGATGGATTGAATTCATATTGTAAGGCATGTTCAAGGTTGGCTGCTGATGCGTCAAATAAAAAGAAAATTGAAGAAAACAAAAAACTGACGCATGAGCAAATTTGGGCGAAAAAGAAAAGTAAAAAGTGTTGCGTTTGTAAGCAAGTAAAAATATCAACAGATTTTAATGTTGATGTATGGAAAAGTGATGGATTAAACACAAGTTGTAGGGATTGCATGTCTGTAATGTTGAAACAATACAGGAAAGATAATCCTGAAAAAATAAAGGCACTTAATTCAAAATTATATCAAGAAAATATTGAAGAAAGAAAAGAAACACAAAGGAATTATTATAAAGAAAATAAGGAAAAATTAAAACCAGGTGCAAGGGAAAGAGAACGAAAGGCACTAAAAACAAATAAAAATTTCAAGATTAAAAGATACATGTCTGATAATCTTAGAAAGGGATTAAAGAAAGGTGGGTTGGCAAAGAATAATAGAACGGAAGTTTATTTGGGTTGTACAATTGCTGAATTTATTGAAAAACTTACTTCTCAATTCAGTGAAGGTATGTCATGGGAAAATTACGGTGAATGGCACATAGATCATATTAGACCAGTTGCATCTTTTGATTTAACAAAAGAAGAGGATAAAATGTTTTGTTTCAGCTATAAAAATATGCAACCGCTGTGGGCAATTGACAATACCGTAAAGAATAGCGTTTTTGAGGGTAGGAGATATTTTTACAATAAAAATTAATCGTGTATGTTGGTTACTGATATTAGAATAGAAACAAGAGAAAGAACGGTTGTGGGATCACTACCCGACATTGACACTGACTTTGAAGGTGCAAGGCGTGATGATGTGAAAAGGTACATAGAGCAACGCTATGGTGAAAATTACGTTACCAGTATTGGTACTTATTCAACAATGAAGTTAAGGGGAGCGATAAGTGATTTGGCAAGGTGCGCAAGTATACCAGCATCCAAAACTAAGTTTGTAACCTCTTTTCTTGATCCTGAAGCCTCATTTTCTGATCTATTTACAGTGTTTGCAAAAGGAAGTGGCACTGTAAAGGAATATATCAACCAATTCCCAACCATCATTGACAATCTACCAACATGCATGAATCAGCCAAAAACTGCCTCTGTACATGCAGCAGGAGTTGTAATAGTTCCAAAAGAATATGGAACCATTTTTGAACAAATGCCCGTTAAGAAAATGGACGGACTTTTAGTTTCAGAGTGGGAGGGAACATTTATTGATAAAGCTGGTTTCTTGAAATGTGATATTCTTGGAATCAAACAACTTGATAAATTTTCAGCTATTAGCAAATTGATAGAAAAGACTAAGGGAGTAAAATTAGGATTTGATGATATTAAGTTGGAAGAAAGCTCTGTATTTGACCTGTTCAAATTGGGTCACAATCAGGATGTATTTCAATTCGGAACATCCGGCTTAATGGGTTATTGTAAAAAACTTAAACCAGACAACATAAATGACCTTATTGCTGCTGTTGCGCTGTACCGTCCAGGTGCTATGGAAAGTGGTGGGCATGAAAGATACATCAAGATAAAGCATGGTCAGGAAACACCTATATACTGGTTCGGTTGCGAAGAGGTAACAAAGGAAACCTATGGCGTGTTGGTATATCAGGAACAAACCATTCGCATAGTTCAGTTGCTTGGTGATTTTGACTTAAACGAAGCGGATAATGTAAGGTCAGCACTTGGTAAAAAGGTACTTGAGAAACTTGTTCCATACAAAGAAAAGTTTGTAACAAATGCAGTGAAAAAGGGAATGAATGAGGATGAGGCTGCTGCACTATGGCAAGAAATGGAATATGGTGCAGGATATAACTTCAATAAGTCACACGCAGCCTGCTATGCCATTACAGGTTATTACTCTCAATGGTTCAAGGCGAACTATCCACTTGAATTCTATACTGTGGCATTGCAGTTTGCTGATAAGAAAGAAGAGAAACTGGAGCTTGTGGCTGAGATCAATAAGGCTTTCCCGTTCTTGAAAATATCACCACCAGACATCAACAATTCTACTTTCAATTTTAATCCTAATCCTGAGACCAATACTATCTACTGGTCAATGACTGTAAAATATGCAGGAGAGGCAGCAATTAACGACATTCAGAATGAGCGTAATACTAATGGTCAATTCTTTTCACTTGAGGAATTTGTAGAGCGTACAGACCAATATCGTTCAATAAATATTCGTGTAATCAAGAACCTGATACTATCTGGTGCCTTTGATGAGATTGAAAGAATAACTGATGTGAGGGAACGCTACAGGCTTCTTGAGTGGTGCTATGGCATAAGAAAATTGGAATTCACAGAAGATATACTTGGATGCAAGGAGTGGAAGGAGCATAGGTGGACAATGACACAAATTTCACTATCCGGTTGTGGGTACATCAACTTTGAAAAAATCATAGCAGGATCAAAAATGTTTGCTGCAAAAAAGGATAAGTATAAGTCAATTACTGACCTACTTAATGAGGATAAGTTGGACACTGACCAGGTTACATCCGGTGTGCTTGTTGATGCAATAGAGAGACCGTCAAGAAATGGAAAATTTGTGCAACTGGAACTACAGGATAACTCAGACAGTATTTATGTGACTGTGTGGAGTGATGCTTATGAGCCAATCCGATCCATACTAAAAGAGAAGGTTGGCAGTATAGTGATACTATCCGGTAAGTTGATGTTCGATAGTTACAAAAACAAGAACAGTATTCAATCAAATCGTGGAACAAAAATAGAATTCGTGTAGTGTCTTAATAAAAAATCGTGTATTAATAAAATCGAAATTAGGTTATGAAAATGAACATCAGTGTTACAACGAAACGAAAGTTATTTTGGAGATTGTCTTGAACTAATGAAGGAAATTGAGGACAAGACAGTAAATCTTATAGTGGCAGATATTCCTTATTATAAAGTAATGGTTAGAACCCACAATGGTGAAAAAGTTGATTGGGATAGTATATGGGATACCTTACAAGATTACATAAATTGGTGCGAATTACTTGCCATTGAATATAAAAGAATACTTACTGACAATGGTACGCTTTATTTATTTGGAGATGATAAGATAATTGCATACCTACAGGTACTTTTTGATAAGTATTTCAATCTTGAAAATAGTATAGTTTGGCAGAAGCCAAATAACATGACAATAAAAGGTTGGGCACAATTCAGAAGCTATGCTCCTATTACTGAAAGAATACTGATGTACAGTAATGAAGTAATTAGAACTGGATTGGAGCAAATAAAGTTGGATGTAAATAATTTCCTTCCACTTAGACAATATTTTAAGGATTTGCAGCAGCATATTAATCTTCCAAAATCAAAAATAGTGGAAGTGGTTGGTCAGCAAGCGGATCATTGCTTTAGACATAGTAGCTCACAATGGGATATGCCAACAATTGAAACCTACAATAAATTTATTGATAGCTTTTTAATTGATAAGTGGGAAGGGTACAAGGAGTATGAGGTACTAAGGCAGGAGTATGAGGTACTAAGGCAGGAGTATGAGGTACTAAGGCGACCTTTTAACATTGACAGCAATCACACTGATGTTTGGGTATTCAATATTATTTCTCCAAGTGAAAAATTCAAAGGTGGACATGTTACCCAAAAGCCACTAAAATTAATTGAGAGAATTATATCTGTTAGTTCAAATGAAGGTGATTTGGTTTTAGACAATTGTGCTGGAAGCATGACAACGGCAATAGCATGTTTGAATTTAAATCGTGACTTCATAATGATGGAGAAAAATGAAAAGAATTTCTTAAATGGTAAAGAAAGAATTGAAGCACACATTGATAAATTATTAGCGCAAATAGAAGAATAAATGGACTTTGAAATAATCAATAAATCGCACAAGGAAATAAATGCTATCAAGAAAAAGGACAAGGCAGTTTCCCTAATGACCATAGAGAAAAAGTCATTCTACTTTACCAATGAAGCCTGCAAACTATTTGGTATGACTGGTAACGATAAGTACCTACATCTTGCAAGGGGTAAGGATGCTAATGGGAAAGCAAATGGACTGTGGCACTTTGTTATCAATAACGTAAACACTGGCTTTAAGGTTACTCCTACAGCGGGTTGTGGAGCAAGGGTAAACAGCATACCAGCAGTAAGATTAATAATGCAGGCAACTAAAAGGAAGGTGGGTGATTCGTTCTATTTGCAAAAAACAGATCACAGCTTTAATGGTTCACCTGTTATCGAAATATTAATGAATAAATCGGTACAGCAGTTAATGAAGCAATAAAATGGCAAAACCAATAACGGCAGAAGATTTCAATAGGTTGATGGAAGAAAGAAAGCGTATAATTGGAGCATCTATACATAAGGATGGTGTGTCAATAAATGATTTCATTAATATCCTAAAATATTCAGTAAGCTACCTCAACAACCTTAAAAAGAGAGGCTTTATAACGAAAGAAACTCTTGTAAAAAATAGTGGAATATCAGTAGCCTGCTATGAATTGGCAAACAGAGAGTATATAGCCTTCATGTCAAAAAAGAAGAATAAGGGTAATGGTCTTCCACCTTTTACGGTTGAGCAGTTGGCTAAAATACCATTATCAGTGATAGAGAATGCGAAGGGAATAAAAAGTAAACCATACCATCTGAAGTGCTTAAAGCACACAGTAAAATTTGTAGGGTTGAAGTTTGCAGAATAAAAATCGAGCAAAAATAAAATCGAAGGAAATGAAAGAAATTGATTTTGAATGTCAGATTATGTATTGCTGCATGGTAATTCGTTAGAAATATTAAAGGAGTTAGATGATAACAGTATTGATTCAGTAGTTACAGACCCGCCTTATGGATTGGGCAAAGAGCCTGATGCAAACTTAGTTTTAAAAGACTGGATAGAAAAAGGATACCATGAGATAAAGTCAAAAGGTGGCTTTATGGGAAAGGAGTGGGATTCATTTGTCCCTCAACCTGAATTATGGAAAGAGGTATTTAGGGTTCTAAAACCAGGAGGTCACGTTCTTTCATTCTTTGGTACACGTACCTATGATTGGGGTGTAATGGCTATGAGGCTTGCTGGATTTGAGATAAGGGATTGTATTCAATGGCTCTATGGAAGTGGATTCCCAAAATCACACAATATATCTAAGGCAATAGATTCAAAATTAGGGTGTGAGAGGAAAGTGGTTTCCGAAAAAAAACCAATAGTGGCGGAATGGCACATATATCTAAAACAAATGCAGAACATGGTTTTAGACCCAATGAATATAATGGACATTCGTTAGATAGTGATTCAAAGAATGTTATTCAGGAAACGGAACCATCATCAAAACAAGCTAAACAATGGGATGGATGGGGAACAGCTTTAAAACCTGCCAATGAGCCAATAGTATTGGCAAGAAAACCATTAATCGGAACTGTTGTAGAAAATGTATTGGAACATGGGGTTGGTGGAATAAATATTGATGGTTGCCGAATAAGTCATAGTGAAGAGGTGAAGGTGGCGCAAAGAAGTGGAAGAGCTAATGCAAGTGTACTAACAGACGATTCTTGCGGATTTGACAATACTAAAAATAACATGGCAAGTGCAGACCCAAAAGGTCGTTTTCCCGCTAACGTTATTCTTGATGAAGAAGCTGGATCAGTGCTTGATCAACAAACAGGAACATTTAAATCGGGAAGCGTTAGTGCTGATGGATTTAAGGGAGAATATTCGGGAAGCGTATTTGGTAAATATGCTAACAATTCAATAGACCCTACAACTGTATATGCAGATTCTGGTGGGGCAAGTCGCTTCTTCTATTGTGCAAAAACAAGTCAAAAAGAAAGGAATGAAGGTATGATTGATGGCAAAAATATCCATCCAACAGTGAAACCAATTGCCCTAATGCAATATCTCATTCGACTAATCACTCCCCCTAATGGAACCGTGCTTGATCCATTTAACGGAAGCGGTAGCACTGGTTGTGCCGCTATGTTAGAGAATATGACTTACATAGGAATAGAAATGGAAGAGGAGTCAATAAAAACAAGTGAACAAAGAATCGAGCATTACAAAATCGAAATGGAAAGTAAGCAGACAAAATAATTTTATGAGCGATAACGTTGAAAAGATAGTAATTGACTTAAAGAACGGTAAGTCAGCAATATTAACCATCATCCCATTCGATACAGACATTGATATGGATGATCTGACCACCATCCACTCCCACAATATTATGGGTGAGATACTCACCAGTTCTAATCTACTAAACCGTTTAGGAAACCTGAAGGCAGAGCAGGAGAATGTGGTAGCTGAAGCAAAGCTGGACTTTGACATTTTCTATGCCCATCTTGAAAGGGATGTGCGTAAAGAGCTAACATTTGAATCAGAGCCGGATGCAAAGGGAAAGACCAAGATGGTGACACCTACCATTGAGGAGACCAAACAAGCAATCATACGTAAACCTGAGTACCGTGTGAAGATGCAGCACCTATTGAAGCTCCAGAAGGACACTAACATAATCAATGCCTTCTATTGGGCTGTAAAGAGCAAGGATGATAAACTGGTAAAGTTATCTGAGAAGCTGGTGCCTGGAGAATTTGAAAAACACCTGGTAGAAGAGAGAGTAAACGATGTGCAGATAAGGATACAAAAGAACCTGATAGGATAGTATTAAAAAATATTTAGTAAATTATTTGGAATTCAAAAGTAATTTCTATTACCTTTGGTGGAAATAATAAGTAAAACAAAAGGAAATGAATGTCTGAATCACTTTTAATTGGCGAAACCATAATATTTAAGAGTGGTTATACTGAAAGAAAGGGTTTGGTAATGGGACTGGTAACAATGAAGTTTCAAGAGACTGATATGTTTGCCACTTCTGGATTAAATGTACTGGTAGGTGAAAATGGGGAGTTGGAAAACGTTCCTTATTGGAAAGTAAAAGGAATCATCGAACCAGACATAGCTTTCCTTGAATTGCTTGCAAAGAATGGGGATTTGATAGCAATACAGTTCCCGAAATATTATAAACCAGAGCATCCAAAAGGATGGGACGTTAACAGCGGAAATGGAAACAATGACTTACCATTTTCCTAATCAACCAAGTATTTTTTCACCAATAAATAAAATGTAAACGATTATGGCTATTGACAGGTCAAAATTCAAATCCACTAGCGTGGCTGCTGTTGTACAGCAGGACAAAGAGGTGTCCTCTATGGTAGGAACCAAAAAAGGTGACAGGGCAGGATACCTGAAACTGAAACCAGGGAAAAATCTTTTCCGAATATTCCCACCACATCCGGTAGAGGAAAATGAAGTAGGTGGAACCTCCTTTGTGGAACCTAAGAGTACCGTATGGCTACCTATGATGGTAGAGGAAAGGGACGAACAGGGTAAGCCAATAATGGGTGCCGATGGCAAGCCTAAAATGAAGGAAGGCAACAAGACTGTATTCAACAGCCGTATTCATGGTAACACTGAAAAAGACATCGTTGAGGAATATTTCAAATGTGCTGAAGAGTGGGCAAAAAAGCACAAGTTTGATGCTGATGCCGAAAAGGACAAAAAGAAGCGCAAAGAATTCACTGATAAGATTTGGGGCAACTTTGCAGCAAAGATTCAGGGTATCCGCTACAACCACAATTGGGTACTGTTTGCAAAAGACCTGATGGACAGCAAGCAGCCATTTGGCTTACTGGAACTGAAACCATCTATCAAAGACGGTATCAATAAGGTGGTGAATATGGAAGCCAGCAACCAGCCAATAGGCACTGAGGCGAATGATCCGTTTACTGATGTTGAGGAAGGAAGGGCTTTAGTAATCATGTACAATGATAAGGCTGATAAACCAGCAGACTATTACTCCACATCAATTGACACAGCAACGGAAGCTGCGGAAATGAATGGCAGGAAGATTCAGATACAGAAAGTCTACCCGCTTACTGATGATGATTTGAATGAGTTGATGAAATTCCCATCTCTATACAAGACATTCCGCAATTGTTTCAAAAGGCGTGATTTCATGCTCCAGTTCACTGGTCTTGAGTATTTCGACAAAAAGAATGGTATGGGAATATTCGCTTCACCTGAGTTTGAAGCTATCATTGAGGAGATAAGTGCATACTATCCTGAAGATGAGAAACCAAGTGCTGAGGAAGTGGCAGCGGTTGTAAATAATCATGGTGAAGAGGCAGAAGAGGAAACGGAGACAGAGAGTGAAACAACTGATAAGTTCGCACTGATGAGCCGTGATGAACTGAAGGCATTCTCTCTTGCAAATAAGACTGGTATTCTTGTAAAGCAGACCATGACAGATGATGTTCTTCGTGAGCGTTTACGTGAGTGGGAAGAAGCTACTGCAATAAATGGAGAAGAGGAAGAAGAAACGGCTGCACCTGTGGTAGCTGAGACAACTACCCTAGCTCCTGTTGTAAAGCCTGAACCAGTGGCAGAAAAGAAAGAAGAGCCTGCTGCTGCACCTGCACCAAAAGCTATGTCGGCTGCTGATAAGCTGAAAGCTATGAAGGAAAGGCAGAAAGCGAGTGCATAATTAAATAATAAGGGGTGAAATTCCCCTTGTTACAATCATATTGTGTAATGGTAGCACGACAGATTTTGGGTCTGTAAGTCTTGGTTCGACCCCAAGTATGATTACAAAAGTAACTTTTAATAAAACACACAATGAAAACACCAATCGCATTATTCCTAACAGACACTCACTTGTCTGAAAGCAACATCGAAGTTGTAAAATCAGTATTCCGGCAAGCAATAGAGAAAGCAAAGGAACTTGGTTTTGATCGAATATTTCATTTTGGAGATATATTTCATTCAAGGAAAGGACAAACACAAGAGGTGTTATCTGCCTTTGATGATATTCTTGACGAAATGGAAGAGGCAAAGTTAGTTTTGGTTGTGGTGATCGGAAACCATGACAAATCCGACTATTCCTCATGGAAATCATTCTTGAAATCATACAAGAGGCACCCTGGAATTGATTTAATAACCCATTGTGCCGGATACCCACTTACTGAAGATATATTCTTAGGACTATTACCATTTTTTGAAGATGAAGAATATCTAAAGCGTTTTGCAGAAATGCAAGAGCATGGGAGTAAGAAAAAAATAAACGTTCTTGGTACACATATTGGAATTGCGGGAAGTGTGATGAACTCAGGTATTGCAGTATCATCTTCAATCACCCCAACATTATTCAATGACTATGACCTTGTACTTGTCGGTCACTACCACACCCCACAGGAATTGGCTGGAGGAAAGATAAAGTACATAGGATCATCGCTTGCCCACAATTTTGCAGAAACGGGAGTGAAGGGAGCAGTAGTATTATACGAAGACCTTACCATTGAAACATTGCCATTTGTATCCCCACAATATCTAACGTTTCAGGTAAATGTAAATGACATTAACCTAAAGGATATTGCTGATATAAAGAAGGAAAAGGAAGAGACAGGGGATAACATCAGAATTGTATTAACTGGCAAGGAAGCTGACATAAAATCATTCAATCGCACAGAATTACTTGCAGCAGGTATCAAGGTTGAGATGAAGGAGGACAAAATAGATAAACAAGAGCTTGAGTCCAGGATAGAGCCATTCGATGCAACCAGTCTTTCTCATGAGTTTACCATCTTCTGTGAAAAGAATGGTTTGGATGAGGATCAGGGTAAGAAATACTTCAATAAGGTAATCGCTTAGTATATAATACTTTATACATATTTACATTCATTCTCAAATCACAAAAAATAGTACAAATTGTGACAAACACACATCTTTCGGACTCCACAATACTAAGGTTAAAACTGGTTTTTCTGCCAGCCTGGATTGAGATGATAACAATGCTAAGGATTGGGCAGGAACTCAAGAAGGTGGGTAAGTCATTCTATTTTGAATGTGCTGGTAACTCTCTGGAGATTTACTATTTCGATTGGGATGGTGATCCGGCAATTCAAATGCCATTTGAAGAATTCGTAGGAATGAATATTGCGTTTTTCGCACAAAAGAATAATTACAGAATTGTATGATTACACACACACACACACACACACACACACACACACACCATGCTTGAGGTCAAAATTACAGTTGGAGAAGTTGTGGAAACATTCACCTTTCCAAAGACAAAGAAGGGTAATAGGGAATCTATTGAGCTATTGAAGTTGATAGAGCAGGATCGTTTGGAATGCGAATACTATTATACAAGTAAGGCATTAAAAATATCAAACAAAAACAAGGTTCGCTTTGAACAGAAAGTTGATGTTGTAAATTCTCAAATTACCGGATACAATGAAAGGCTGGAGCAAATTGAAAAGAATATTCTAAAGTTCCACATCCTTGTTAATGATAGTAGTAAGTTGAGGTATCGTGAACTAAATGCAGCAAAACTTAAATTGAATATTGAAAGAAGAAATGAGCAGACTATTAAGATAGAAAAATACAAATTGAAACTCAGCGATTACTTAACCTTACTCAATACTCACACTAATGAATATAATAGGTTATTTATTGCACGTGCAGAAATGAAAGAACCGGAACAAATTAAAATAGAAATAAATCACATCACTATATAAAAATCGCACATCATGTGGATACCACAATACATAAAGCTAACTAACTTTATTTCCTTTAAGGAACAGACTTTTGAATTTAGAAACAATGAAGCTATCTTGATACAGGGTAGAAATGCAGATGACCAATCGCAGAAGTCCAACGGTGTCGGTAAGTCAGCGTTAATAGAAGCAGTAGCAGTAGCGTTCTCTGGCACCTCTATTCGTGATGTACTTACGAAAGACCTTATATTCAATGGGGAGAAAAGTGGGGAGGTAGAAATATATCTCACCAATCCGACTATCAACAAAACCCTTAAAATATACCGAAAAATATATGCTAACACTAAGTCAGCGGAATGTAGGATTTGGATAAATGATGTTGAGAAGACTGATTTGCCGGATGTCAACAGCTACAATAAGTATGTGTTTGAAATGCTTGGTATAAGTAAGGAGGATTTTTTCAACTTCTACCTTATCACTGATGAAAATGGATTTGTGCCATTCTTGAAAGCATCAGACACAAAAAAGAAGGAGATCATAAACCGTTTCTCTGGTGCCGATAAGGTTGATATTGCAATACCATTCATTGAGCAGGATTCACTTGCAAAGCAGCATGAGATTGATGTGTTGACAAAGGAAATAGAGAAGCTCCAGTCTAACCAGGAACTCCTTGTAACACAAACTATGCAGGAGGAAGAGAAACTCAATCCTGATACAATAAATGAGTTGGTTGGTGGATACAAAGACAAAATATTTCAGCATAAGATTTCAATTTCATCACATGAAGACACAATATTTGTGGTAAATGGAAAGAAGGTTGAAAAAGAAAAAGAGCTTGCTGACTTCGTACCTACTGATTTTGATACCGACATCAAGACCAATGAGAAAGAAAAGGATCGGCTGGTAAATGAGCTTGCAACACTAAAAGTTAGTTTGGCAAACTGCAAGGACAAATTTAAAGATGAAATTCAGGGGATCAAGGAGCGTGAAGAAGCAATTATAAAAGAGAAGACTGATGGACACAGTGCATTAAACCTTAAAGAGAAGGATATTGCAAATGTAAAGAAAGGGAAGCTGGAGGCACTGAAGATCAGAGAAGACAATCTTTCAAAAGAGAAAAGGGAAACAAGGGAATCAATAAATGAATATGAAACATTCATTGCTGAAATAAACAAACACCTTGCCGGAACAATAGAGTGTCCAAAATGTAGCCATAAATTTTTACTTCAAGACAAGGCGTATAATATTGATGAGGCTTGTGAAAATAAAGTAACGGCAGAGGGAGAGTTAGCCGGATTACAACTACACTTGACCACACACTTTCCAGCACTGGAAAAGGAGTTTGAAGAGGAAAAGCAGGTAATCAACAAAGAAGCGTCTGATGAACAGAAGAAGATAGATCAGGAGAAGCAGATCATTAGCGCAACTGCACTTGAAAAGGAAAAGGTTATTGATCTTGATAAGCAGGAGGTCAACAAGAAGGTGTTGGCTGAACAGGAGAAGGTAAAGGGAGAAATCTATCAAAATGCTCTGGACACCACTGAGGTTGATAAGAAACTAATTTCAGTCTACAACCTTAAAAAAGAAGAAGAAAATAAGGTTAAGAGCTTAAAAAATGAAATCACACAGTTCCAATTATCGGTTGAGCGTGAACAAGCATCAATTACCAACATAAATACACAAATAGAATCAATACAGCGTCAAATAGACCTGCACTTGAATATTGACAGGTCTAAGATTGAACAACTGGAGGCACAGACGCTTGAACTGATTGAGAAGGAAGAAGTGTTGAATGATAAGCTCCAGGTGCTTACTGAAGAGAAGAAAAGTATTGATGCTTGGGCATTGAATTTTAAAATGTTTAAGTCCCATCTCGCAAATAAATCTCTTGCAAACGTGCAGTCGTATACCAACCTATACCTGAAAGAAATGGGTAGCAATATTTCCATTGAAATTGAAGGTTACAGAATGATGGCAAATAAGAAACTCAAAGAGGAGATTTCTACCATTGTACTGAAAGATGGATTTGCAGTCGGTTCCTATGGCAAATTCAGTAAGGGGGAAAAGGCAAGGATAGATATATGCAATGTGTTGGCAAACCAATCGCTCATCGACCTGAATAGTCCTACTGGTGGCGTGAATATGCTTTTGGTAGATGAGGTATGTGACTCTGTAGATGAAGAAGGTCTTTTTAATATCGTTAATGCTTGTCAAACACTGAATCGCTGTATAATGATCGTTTCACAAAACACTGTGAATATAGTTGGACACACTATTGTAATTCAGAAAGAAAATAAGGTTTCAAAGATATTAGTCTAATAAAAGCAACTTTTTAAAATCGTGTACCAATAAAATCGAAATAGCGTGAAGAAAGTAACTTTTAATGAAAATAAGAATCGGAATCGACGTGGGGAAGCAGGGTGCCCTATTTGTCCACAATGAAGATGGAACCTACCTCACTTACAAAATGCCACTGATCGCTAAGGAATACGACTTAGCGGCACTTAGCAACATTCTCATTGAATACTGCCAGGTAGAAGGTGTAATGGTTGTTCTTGAGGATTTAAGGGCAATTTTTGGAAGTTCTGCTGGAGCAACTTTTTCATTTGGAATGGGCTTTGGAATAATACAAGCATTACTTGTAGCATACCAAATTCCCTACACCCTTGTCTATCCAAAGGAATGGCAGAAGATGTGTTTCCAGGGTATACCGGAAATAAGAAAGCCTCAATCTGAGAAACAAAAGATAGCAAACAGAAAGGGCAGCATTGATACAAAAGCTATGGCTCTCCTTGCTGCTAAAAGACTGTACCCTTCCTACCCCATCAATTTCGGTGGACGTGCCACTAAAGCACATGATGGGTTGATAGATGCTATTCTTCTTTGTCATTACGCAAAACAAAAATTCAACTAACTTTTATGGCTTTAAATTATTGGTGTCCGAATAGGGGCAGTTGCCCAACCTGTACCGTATGTGATAAGAAAGGTGATTTGGTTATTGCTGAATCCGGTGACTACGTTTGTGAGAACGATCAAAAAGTTACTTTGAAGGAAATGGGAACTGTTATGGGTGGCTGTATTATCAATGGTAAAATGACCAGACCACAGATACATGCTGACAGAGTGAAGAGGAGAAAAGATCATTTCCAGAAAGAAGTCATGCCTACTCTTGCACCTACAGATCAGCTTGGACTTATGCAAAAGGGGTATAGAAACAAATAGAATTTTAATTACCATAAGATAGGACTGGTGCGTATTGTGCCAGTCCTTTTGTTGTTTCGTAGGAAATTATTAGTAAAACATTTGGAAAGTAAAAGGAAACATTTTACATTTGTGATGTAATCGCAATGAAGCGGTACACAAAAAGCTCTCAAATGAAAATTTCAATCGTTTCTAAGAACTACGGAAGTCAGACAATTGACACAAATAATTTCAATCCTGCATTTGCCTCTACATCTTCAACAATATTCAAGGTAATTGAACACATTTTTAATGAATGGTTTGATTACAATACGCAGCCAGGCGCACCTATGAGCAAAGACATAGAAGGTATGTATTATGGTGAGTGTGACCAACCTGCAATCTATTCAAAGAAGGGTGCAATTAGGCAAGGAATAGAAAATTTAATAGAAGCTGTTTCTGAGTGGAACAAACCAAGTGTTATACTTAACACCAGCCAAATAATTAAGCTGGATATTGAATCAGCTTTTTCATAAAGACCCTGAGTTCCTGAGAGCTTCTCAGGCTTCAATCTAACCGCTATCCGTAAATGGAAGCGGATTTTGAAGTAAAAGCAGTAAAAAAATGAATCAACATCAATACCCAGTTAAGTATGAATTTGCCTATGACTTCATGCAATTGGCAGTGCAAAATGGGTGCATTTATAAAAACATGATTGAATTGATGTGCTGCAAACTATTGTCCTGTCATTTGGAAGTTCCAGAAGAAAAGGAATAGTTAATAAATGAAATGGAATTTCAAACATTTGTGTCTAATCCAATTTTTCAAAAATATTATGATCTAAGTAAATTAATCAACTCATAAAAACCAACAAATAAATATGGCAACACGCACTGATATGTATGGCATTTTAATCAGCGAAGTAATAATTGAAGAAGGCTTCAATGTTCGCTATGACATGGGAAACCTACAAGAGCTTGCAGACAGCATTGTAGAAAACGGGATACAGAACCCGATCCATGCTTACACCAAGAAGGGTGACATCAACCGTTATACCCTCATAGAAGGACATAGGCGTATTGCAGCCGTTCAGTTAGCAGTAAAGCAGGGTAAGCTAAATCCCCTTGAATTCAGAATACCAATGATGAAAGGACGTAACCTCAGTGACATAGACCGTACCTATGGACTGGTGACATTCAACAGTGGTAAGAATCTTACCATGCTTGAGGAAGCAACTGTGTATGATCGCCTTGTGAACTATGGAGCTACAGCAGCAGAGATCGCAAAGAAAGTTGGTAAATCACCAACCCATATCACTAACTGCCTAACACTTATTTCTGCCAACATTGCCACAAAGAAGATGGTAATGGACAATGTGGTAACAGCCACTCTTGTTATTGATCTGCTGAAGAAGAAGGAACCAAAGGAAGTGGAAGCTGAACTGAAGACCATCCTTGCAGAAAAAAGGAATGCTGCAAAAGAAGATCATAACGTTCCGGCATCTGCTAAGAAAGATAACGCTGCATCTGAAGATATTCCAGGAAAAGAGGATAACGCAAAGACATCTGGTGCTGATACACGCACACTTCCTGAAGAGAAGGCAAAGAAAGCGGTCAGGATCACCAAGAAAGACCTGTCTGATACGCCAAACGAAAAGAAGTACGGTGAGGCTTTCGTTGTTACCATGATGGAGGCATTATTGGAAGAATGTAAGGCATACCAGACCAAAGGAGTGCCAATTGACATAGATGCAACACTTTGGTTTGACCAGAACAAAAGCTAATGAAAACACTACTGAAAATTCTCCTTGTCTTAATACTATGTGCCTTGATACAGCACTTTTAAGACAGTTCCCGCCAGAGTATAGAAGCCACCATAATCGGTGGCTTTTTCTTTGTGCATAATGCTCATCTAAATATTAGAAAAACAAATAGTTGTAAAATGTGAGTAAAACATTTGGATATCAAAAGGAAAACTGTAATTTTGTGATGTCAAACGAAAACAGCAAGTGCGACACTCACAAAAATCGAAATGAAACATCAAAGCAACTGCTACCGGATTATAAAAGGCATTAAGATGTTTAATGAATGTGATTTATGCTTTAGTGATGATGAAAACAAGAGGATAGTTTTAGAGGCAAAGAAAGAATACAAATACGTTAGGCAGATAAAGCATAATGCTGGATATAATCAGCTATTTGTTAGTAGAGAAGACAAAGTATCAACTATTGAGGAACTGATAGCAAATTCACCATCTTTATCAATACAGTAATATGAGCTTAATAAAATCCCTCCTTGCAGACTATGGGTTTAAAGAAAAAGGGAATAGTGGTATCTATATAAAGGGAAATGCTGAATTTTGGAAAAGTGGATATACTCAAAAATATATCTACAAGGAAAATAAAAATGATTTTCTGAAACCAGAACACATATTCAATACAGTCGAAGAATTTATTAATCATTTAGAATCGAAAACCACATGACACATCCAATTCTCAGCCTGTTAATAGAGAACCCAAATTTGCACTTTAATTTAGCCTCAGCCATAGAAGGTGTAGGGGAACAGGTAAAGCGGTCAAATTTAGCCCTCCAGAGTGCCAAAGGGAGCATTTCACTTGAGCATCAGTACAAGGAGATCATATCAAATTCCTGTAAGCTGGAATTGATTAAATTAGCAGACCATGAAACAGCCGGAATAAGGTATGGCGTTGGTGGATCACATGTATGGATCGCTGTGAATGGAGATAAGGGGTGGGAAAGGGTTGCTATTGTGACATTTGAAAACTTTGAGGCTTAAAAGTAACTTTGAAATATACTCCATCTAAGCCACTCCGTTCATTCGGGTGGCTATTGGTGGTAAAAACGGGGAATTATGAAAACAAACAGAATAAAATCAGAAACCAATATTGAAGGCAATGCGAATGTGGTGCGCATTAATGGGTATTTGCAGGAGTACGCATGTACGGTATTGGATATCAAAAACGCACTGGTAGAATTGCCGGATAGCGCCCTAGTTTATTTCAAATCAGACTATGATGATGATAGGCGGGAAGGTGAGCAAGACAAAGCATCTATGTATGTAATAGAGATTGAAGAAGAGACGGATGCGGCATACGCTGAAAGAATGGAAAGGAATAGAATTAATGCAGAAAATGCGCAACGCGAAAAGGATGAAAGGCAGCGCAAAAGAGATTTAGAAGAATTTGAAAGACTCAAAAACAAACTTTCAAGCAAATGACCACCTACACACTATACCCGAAGATATACTAAGAATAGCTGAAAGATTGAACGTAGTAGAATTTGTACCGCAAACCGATAAAGAGAAGTTAACCAGTTGGAAGGATAGAAAGCTGAAATCGGCAAGGTGATCCATCCAAAAAATCCAGGGTGTGCAATTGCTACGCAAAATCACCCGCCAAAGCACACAGCCTACCCATCCTTGCCGGATAACTCTATTTTGATACATAGATACTGAATGGAAGGTTTACTTCTTGTTCTTTAAGATACTCAAGGATGTTGTTAATAGTAAAACATTCGTAAACATTTTGCATTATATTTGTAAAATAAATGCCTGCGAAAACTTGTTTTCGCCTTTATATAATTTAACGTAGTTAAATTATTATTTAGATTAGGTATTTACAAGAATATTTACTAAGTTATTTATAAAACATGTCTTTTTGGTACATATATATTTCCCGAAAAAGTAATTATGGGTAATGACTAAATAGGGAAATGTATAGAACCGTAAAAATAAACAGATGGGATTAAAGCAAGTTAGAGAGACGTACATGGATAATTTTTATCCATTAAACAGATGTATCACAAAATACTTAGGTTTGGAATTATCATCTTTCCTTGAAGTAATAATGTACTATTATCATAGGGTTGTATTGCCTTATGCTGATGATGAACAGAAAATAGATGTTAGGGAAGATTACTTTTTTCACTACCCAATTTATAGTTTTAGAGAAGCAACTGGACTATCATATAAACAAATTGATCGCCTTCTTGAGAAACTAAAACTACTTGGTATCATTGAAACTAAGGTTCAAGATATGCCAAAGAAAAAGTACATGAAAATAAATAGCAAAGAGGTAGAAAAAATGCTTAAAATGGAATACAAGAAAATAGTGAATGAGCAGACTAAAGCAATTGAGCTTGAGAAAAAAGAGGCATTGAAGAAAGCAGAAAAACAGAAATCAATAAAAACCAGTTCTCTTATTAGAATGAAGTTTTAAAATAAAATCGTGTACAACAAATCGAAAGGTGAATGAAGAAAGTTAATTTAGATGTTGGAATTAGAAGAGTTAGTAAATAGAATTACTCCTGAGAGCCTGGAAATATTGCCAAAGAAATTAGTGAAGGGTACTGGAGATAGGGGTATTTATTTTTTGTATGATGGTGATGAATTAATCTATATTGGGAAATCGTTGGCAGGAATAGAAGGTAGAATATCTGCACATCATGTAGAGCATACAAATTATTCAAAGCTACTTTTACTGGATAAGACGGATGAAGAAATTGGCACGATAGAAATTGCTCTGATTCAAAAATATCAACCTAAAGAAAATAAACAACTTTACTTGAGTAGGGCGTTGTTTGATAAGACTCCAAAGAAACGGAAAAGTAAGAAAGAGGTGAAATCATTTGAGGACGGTTATAATGCAGCCCTGTTTGATTTGCTTAATGCTCACAAAAGAATGGACTTGTCTATAACAATAATGCACTGTACAGATGATATTTATGAGAGTGGTTGTCGTGGACTACATAAGAGGGAAGAGTATGATTGTATTAATGAAACTATTCGCAAGAACACTATTAATGCCTATAAACACAACAAGATAGTTTCTTATGATCGGTGCGAAGGTGATGATACGTGGGAGATTAAAAACAAGAACATAAGTAACTATTTGGAAAATGAAAGACTCAAAAGAAATAATCAGTAAAATATTAGGAAACTAAAAGTAAAACTGTACATTTGTAAAAACAATCGCAAAAATGAACAGC